TGACAAGTACCTTTGGAATCATGTCAACGGTACTGAGGGAGAAACCATTGCACCTCACACTTATGTCAAGTTTATGTACGGACATTTGATTGAGGAGATGTTGTTGTTCCTCACGCGCATGGCGGGACACTCAGTCACCGATGAGCAGAAAGTATGCAAGGTAGAGGGCGTATTGGGCCACATGGATTGCAAAATAGACGGTATTGTGACCGATGTTAAGTCTGCCAGTAGTTTTGGATTTAAGAAGTTTAGGGACGGAACGCTAGCTTTTGATGATCCTTTTGGCTACATTGACCAGATAAAAGCCTACGCTCATTCCTGTGGTGATCGACAGTTTGGTTGGCTAGCTATGGACAAAGCTAACGGTCATTTGACTTATCTCAAGTATGACTTGGACGATAAGGAAGCTCCTGTTTACAATGCTTTGTCTCAGGATATTACTGAAAGGATACGACATGTAAAAAAGCTAGTGGAACAGCCAGAGCCGACAGAGGTTTGTTACGAGCCTTTGCCGGATGGCAAGTCAGGAAACTTAAAACTGGCTATTGGTTGTTCGTATTGCCAATTCAAAAAGCACTGCTACCCAGAATTAAGAGTATTCAATTATTCATACGCTCCAAAATTCTTATGTAAGGTAGTCAATGAACCTAAAGTACAGGAGTTAGTTTTAAATGAAGAAGGTTTTTAGGTCAGGACTAGAGTCAGCTTTGTATGACAAACTTAATAAAGAGTTTAAATATGAGCCATATAAACTACCATATATTATATCTAAAAAGTATCTTCCAGACTTTGTACATGAGGATAAAAAGATACTGATAGAAGCTAAAGGTTATTTTAGAGTAGGGGACACACAGAAATACACATCCATAAGAGACTCTATTGAGAATTGGGAATTAGTATTTGTACTGTCAGACCCTAACAAAAAAGTAAGGAAGGGAAGTAAGATGACAATGGGGCAGTGGTGTGACAAGGAAGGTTTTGCTCACTTTACTGTAAAGACAACAAAAGAGTTATTAAAGTATGTGAGGGATAAAAATGTCACTAACACTTGAAGAACTAAAGGAGGAGATTGTTAGGGAGTATGATGTTGTTTTACTCTGTGAGGTTTTAGACATAACTCCTGAGGATATTTTGGAAGCTTTTGAAGACAAACTAATTATTAATAGAGATAAGTTTACTGAGGATACTGAAGATGAGACTTAATGACGCAACACCCGCTGAGTGGGACAGGTTACGAAAGGAAATACCTGCCATAGAAAAAGTACCTAAGATAGACAAAGCTATGAAAGCTTATGTGGACATGGCTGATGAAGAACTTGAGGATGTAGTTAATAAGCCTAAGCATTATAACACAGGTAACATTGAATGTATTGATGCAATAGAGGAGTCTATGTCCAGTGTTGCATTCAAAGGCTACCTCAAGGGCAACTGCTTGAAGTACCTTTGGAGATATGACTATAAAGGTAAGCAGGTAGAGGACTTAAATAAAGCTCAGTGGTACTTAAATAAATTAACAGTAATGGTGAAAGGGGAAAATACATAATGGATCAGTATCAACAGTTTATACATAAGTCAAGATATGCACGTTGGCTGACTGAGGAGAAGCGTAGAGAGACTTGGGAAGAGACAGTACAACGCTACGTAGACTTTTGGGTTAACCGTGGACAGCTTGACAAGAAGACAGCCAAGCGCTTGTACAACGGAATACATAGTTTAAAAGTAATGCCCTCCATGCGTTGTATGATGACAGCAGGGGAAGCTTTGGACAAAGACAATGTTGCAGGGTTCAACTGTAGTTACTTACACATAGACTCACCACGATCCTTTGATGAGCTTATGTATGTACTTATGTGCGGCACAGGTGTTGGTTTTAGTGTTGAACGTAACTTCATAAGTAAGCTCCCTGTCATTGCTGAGTCTTTCCATCCATCCGATAGTGTCATTGTAGTGGCTGACAGTAAGATAGGTTGGGCATCAGCATTTCGTGAACTAATAGCCATGCTGTACGCAGGTAAAATACCTAAGTGGGACATGAGCAAGATTAGACCTGCCGGAGCTAGACTTAAAACATTCGGAGGTAGAGCTAGCGGACCTGAGCCTTTGTTGGATTTATTTAATTTCTGCATTGAGGTGTTCACTAAAGCCGCAGGACGTAAGCTAACATCAATAGAGTGTCATGATGTTGTTTGTAAAATAGCTGACATTGTAGTAGTCGGTGGTGTGCGTAGGTCTGCTTTAATTAGTTTATCTAATTTATCTGACCCGCGTATGGCTAAGGCTAAGATGGGCGATTGGTGGCGTAATGAAGGACACCGTAGGCTTGCTAATAATAGTGTAGCGTACACAGAAAAGCCTGACTTTGAGTCATTCCTGTCTGAGATGCAAAACATGTATGAATCCAAAGCAGGTGAGCGTGGTATCTTTAGTCGTGTTGCGGCACAAAAGATAGCCGCTAGGAATGGCCGTAGAGACCCTGAGCAGGACTTTGGTACTAACCCTTGCTCTGAGATTATCCTACGTAGTAATCAGTTCTGTAACCTATCTGAGGTTGTTGTAAGACCTACGGATACTAAGGCTATGCTTAAGGATAAAGTAGAGCTTGCGGCTATCATAGGGACGCTACAGGCTACTTTGACTGACTTTAGGTATCTACGTAAGTTATGGCAGAGAAACACAGAGGAAGAGGCATTGCTTGGCTTAAGTTTGACAGGCATTATGGATCATAAAGTATTGAGTAAGGACATTGCGTCAGTTACGTGGCTAGAGGATTTAAAAGATGTGGCAATCAAAACTAATAAACTTTGGGCAAAGAAGTTGGGAATCAATCAGTCAACTGCTATTACGTGTGTTAAGCCTAGCGGTACTGTATCTCAGCTTGTCGATAGCGCTAGCGGCATTCATCCTAGGTTTTCTAAGCATTACATTAGAAGAGTACGTTCAGACGCGAAAGACCCGCTTGCTCAATTCATGTCAGCCACCGGATTCCCCGTAGAACAAGACCTAATGAGTCCATCGTCCTTGGTCTATAGTTTCCCTGTGAAGTCTCCAGAGACTAGCGTTACAGTCAAACAGGTAGGTGCAATGCAACAGCTTAAACTATGGAAAGCCTACCAGAATCACTGGTGTGAGCATAAGCCAAGTATCACTGTTTATTATACAGATGATGAGTTCTTGGAAGTAGCACAGTGGATATGGAATAACTTTGACTTGTGCAGTGGGATTAGTTTGTTGCCAGTTAGTGATCATGTGTATCAGCAAGCTCCTTATGAAGACATCAGCGAGGAAAAGTATCAGGAGTTAGTACAGCAGATGCCTGTGGGTGTGAATTGGAATGACCTTGAACAGTTTGAACAAGAGGATAATACTACAGGTAGTCAAGAGTTAGCGTGTGTAGGTGGAGCATGTGAGATAGTTTAGATAAAACTAATGGGCCTTAAGTGGCCCCTTTTTTATTCTTCTCTAGTTCTTGCAGTCATCAAGCCAACACCTAAAGGAGACTGTAAACCTCGTCCCACACTGTCTGGACGAGTATTAACATACTGAGTCAATATTTCTTTTGCGTCCCCTCTACCTTTTGTTTTTTCTGGTTTAGGTTTATTTTTTTCTTTAAAGTCTTTTCCTTGTTTTTGTGTTTGTTTTTTTGCCCATTTGTTGTTCATTATATCAATATGCATTGGACCTGCTACAGCAAGAACATCTGTTGGTAAAGCTTTTTCTATCCCTTTACCTAAAACAGGCATTTTTTCTAAAAAGTTATGTACGTCTGACATATAAGCAGTTACTCTCCCATTAGGGAGCACTTTATAAATTGCGTTCACGCCACCTTCAACTACAGCGTTTCCTACAAAACTACTTTGAACCCAAAGTCCATTTTTTGCTACGTCTTCAGAAGATTTACTTAACACTTTAAACTGACTATCTTTTTTACCAGATTGCTTTAATAACTCTTTGTACAAATTTTCAGTAGAAGGTCTTTTAGGAAAAGCAGTAAGGACTTTTCTAATTGTTTTATTTACAGGGTTCTTAAAAGCAAAGTCTTGTAAATGGTTTCCAGAAGCGCCACCACTAGGTTCTTTGAATATAACTTTTGTAGGTCTATCTGAAGAAATTCCCCAAGCTTCTGTAATATGTTCATAAGCTTTCTTAGAGTCTTTAGGGGAAGTGTATTGTCTTTTACCATTAAGTTCTGTTTTTGTTGCTTTAACACCTGACTGAAAAGATTCTAAATTTAAAGGTTTATAGCCTTGTACTGTACTAAAGTCTTCAACGTCAATAAGAGAAGAACCTACATTTCCTTGTCTTCCAGATTGCTCAACAACATGTCTATTATAAATAGCCTGAGCCATTGCTTTTTCAATGTCTCTAGGTGTTGAGTTTGGATCATTTAAAATACTTTTAACTTTCTTTTGGCTTTGTCTTGCAATCCCTGTTTCAGCGTACAATGCTCTAGAATAAGGATTTAATATACTATCAAACATAGACACAGCGCCGTCAGCAACCCATTGACCCATCCCTGTTGCTCTTTTACCCGCACCTGCAATATTAGAAGGAGTTATTTCTTTTCCTGTAGCCTTTAACAGTTTTTCTCCTAAAAAATTTTCAAACGTGTTAGCAGAAATTTTATCAGGTCCATAATAATTTTTTATATAATTACTAACTCCAGAAGCCCAAGCACCTTTGTTTTCTTTTGCTCCTTGTTTTAGTAAAGAACCACCTGTTCCGACACTGAAAATATTTACTATGTTTTTAACTTGTTGCCATTCTTTAGGATTTTTATCAGCCCAACTTTCTACAGCTTTTCCTGTATCGCTGTCTAATACCCCTTGTACTGATTGATTTGCAAAATCTTTAACAAACTCAGGAACAGCCCAACCAACTGTTGCACTTAAAGTTTCTCCAACAACATCACCAACCGCTCCCGCGCTTTCTCCTAAAAAAGTAGTAGCTACATGCATAGGATCATACTGATTAAAACCCATAAAATCTTTTTGAGGTTCAGTAGACTCAATAACATTGTTTAATCTATTTTCTAAAGAAGATAATAAAGTGTTTGATTCAGCCATTTAACTATCCTATTGTCTAAAGTAGTTACGTATTTCCGCTTGTTCCTCTTCAGACAAAGCGTCCATTGTGTCACTGACAATAAAACTTGCAAACTTTTCCATAGCTTCAGGAGACTTAAACGTCATCTTTTCAAAAGCAAGTAACTTGTTTACAGCTTTAGGATTAGAGGCGGCTTTAGCTAAGAATATAGGAGCAGTTAAAATTGCACCGGAAGTTACAGCGGCTCCAAAAGCTCCTCCAACTGTAGCACCTGCTCCTGCTCCGGCAACTGCGGCATATTCTTTGTTCCTTAAGAATAAAGTACCTAAATTACCTTCAGGTCTTTTACTAGCTTCAGCAAACAAATTAAATATTTGCTTTACTCTGCCGTAGTCTTGACCTGTAATAATTTTTAATCTTTTATCTTGATCTGGTTTGCTAAACTGTGACGCAAGTTTTTTATACGTTGAAATATCAAAATCAGGAGACGCTATATCAGGAATTAAGTTTTTAATAAAAGATTGCTTAATAACTTGTTTTGCTTCCTTAGCTGTACCATAAGCTATTTCGGAAGGTAATCCTTCTCTCTTACCTATTTGTCTATAAGCTTCATCTATACTGCCCATGAAAGTTTTAACTTTATCGCTATTAGTTTGAGTAGTCAACATACGACCCAAAGCTTCAAAGTTACCTTTCTCTGCATTTAATATTGTGTTTTTGTTTAATACAGGAAGTAACCCACTCATTCCTTGTTTGTAGGATTGTTTGAGTAATTCATATTCCTTTGCTACTTTAGGATCAGCCTGTTTTAAAGTGTTAATAAAAGATTGCTTTAGAATATTTTGTAATTCCCCAAGCTCTCTATCAGCTACAGCGTTGTAGTTGGAAGATTTAATATCTCCAAATTGACGCATTTGTTGTGACAACATTTTATCAACTTTTAGTAAAGACTGAGCAGTCATATTTTTGTATTCTAAAGTTCCTGATAACTGATCTTTAATAAACTTTACGGTGGCATCATCTAAAGTAGAAACTGCTTTACTAACAGCTTCTCCCTCAAGTACATCTGATGTTATTTCAGAATTGCTTTTTAAATATAACTCTAATTGTTTTTTTATTCCTGCTGTATTTACAGTTCTGTTTGCAACTCTTTGACTAATAGAATCTAAACCTTCACCATAAGAATCACTAAGTGCTAAACGACCTGCGGATATAATGTCAAACATTGCTTCCCCTAGATCAGAGGGTGCTGTTCCTGTTCTTAAGTCTACAGAGTTAGCTATGTCATTTAAAGCTGACTGTGCGGCTTGGTTTACTTTAGCTACATTACCTGTAGCTTCCTTGCCTGACAAAAGACCTGCTTCTCCAATCTTTTCAGCAAAAACAGCAAGACTAGAGGCTTGTCCTGTTTGATATCTTGTTAAACTAGCTCCTCCTTCTTCTAGAATCTTTTGAGTTGCTTTTAAAGACTCCGTAGATCCTGTTTGTAAACCTTCCTTCATTATTTCTTCAGCTACTTCCTTTGGTGTGTAACCTAAGGCGGCTTTGGCTGACAGATACGCAGGTTTTAAAACTTTACCTAGACCTAAAGTTGCTACGTCAAATCCTGCGGATATTAAAGATTCCTTTACAGCTTCTTGGAAATCTAATTCTTTATCCTCTAAAACATCAGATGTTAAAGACCCTGCGCCTGATCCTACTGAACCACCTATAATACCTCCTGCTATCATCCCTGCGGGACCTAAAGGAATACCAGCGGCGGCTCCCGCAAGGCTTCCTCCAAGACCTAAAGGTATCTCCATATTTTTCTTTAGGAAATTACCTACGTCCTGATACCAAGGTAAGTCTACTTCCTGACCATTAGGAGTTACTTGCGGTGCAAAATCCTCAAGAGTAGCCAAGCCATTAGCAATAGCTTTATCCTGAATTTCTTCCTTGCTTACACCTACAGGAATACCTTTGATAATTGTACCGTTTGGAAGACGTATGTCTTGAGTTTGACTCATTATAAATCACCCCAGTTTATTGCTTGTTCTTTAGTTGTAGGTTCTTCATCTTCCTTTAACAACTCTTGAACAAAAGCATTGTATTCCTCAAAGTTTTCTGAATCAGCGTAAAGTTTAGCTTGTGAAATTCTTTGATTCATATCTTTAATTAATCTTTTAATAATTGCATTATTAGCTTTATTTCCTCGTCCAACTGTTGCCGCTATATCTAATAAGGCCTTTCTTTCAGGATCAGAAATAACACCACCAAAGATAGGCTTTTACGACTTAAAAGTTTCCATAGCTAACACGCGCTCAAAGTCTGCTCTATTGCCGCTAGTTAAACCTAAGAAATCTTCTATACCATAAGCCGCTAGATTGATAGGTCCGCCTGTTGGTAAAGTTTCAAGTATTTTTTGAGCGTCTTCAATGTTCTTTTTATTATCAAGTAGAGCAGGTAAACCGCCAACTGCTTGAGCTTTGTTACTTACAAATGTTTTTACTTGCTCTTGGCCTTCTTTTGTTTTAATCATTCTTGCTTGTTTTTCTTCTGAAGTTTCTCCAGAAGAACTAACAGGGGTAATGTTTCCTACAGGTTGAGCAGGACCATTTGGATCAACAGGGGAAAGAGATGTTTTTGTAGTTTTAGTTCTTGGATCTTTTACCTGTGTTCCATAAAAATAATTACCTGAAGAATCCACCCAAGTATCTGATCCTCCAAACTGAGCAGGAGTTCCTTTTGTAGCGTCAGGTAAAAAGTCCTTTAAGTTTTTAGCTGTAACTATACCTGATTGTACTAACATCGCTAACTGAGGTAATTCAGGATATTTTTCCTGTACATACGTAGATAAAGAAACCCTATCAGCTACTTCTTGATCTTCAAGCTCTTGTTCCTGTAAAATAGCATTTCTTTGTGCTATTGTCCTAGCGGCCCCTACTTGGTTTCCTGAAGACATTTGTAACTTAGCAAGCTGAGTTAAATCGTCAGGATTTTCAGGATTCATATTAGGAAGTAATTTTTCTAGTTGTTCCATAGGGTTGTCTGGAACTTCTCTTCCTATTAGTTTAGCAAACAGCTTACCTACGGCCCTACCGCCACCTGCGGCTCCTTGAGCAAGTCTTTGATTTCTTGTAAGAGGTTGAATTGGTTGCGTGGGAGTGCCTGTTAATAAACCCACTAAATCTCGATCTGCCATCTTAACCTCCTACTGCGCTTGTTATAGTATCAAGTAAATCATTCCAGAAACCACTTCTAGCATCATCCTTAGCCGCTAACCCTCCAAAGATACCGCCTTGACGTTCTCCTGTTTCAGGATTATAACCAGTGCCTAATGTTTGGGCATTGTAACCGCTATCTTTATCAAACAAAGTTTGTAGCATAGACTCAACATTTAAAGCCGCACCCGCTTGTCTACCACCTTGTGCAAGCCCTGCTGTAGGAGTAGCTAACCCATACAAACTACCTAGTTCTTGCTGGGGCTTATAACCTAGACCCAAAAGACCGCTAGCTAGACCATAAGCTTGCTGTCTGTCTGCTTGAGACTGCCCATAAGCATTATAGAAAGCTTCATTACGTGCTTGTTCCTGAGCTAAAGCTTGTGCAAATTGCTCTGGACTACCGCCGTATTGAGAAGTCATTAAACCTAATCTACCTTGGCCTAATAGTCTATTTTCTAAAGCAAGTTGTTGACGTTCTTCCTCAGGCCGTTGTATAGTTCTTATTTGCTCATATAAAGCCTGTTGTCGCTCAAGAGGATCTCCGCCTAGCTCATCTAGGAAACTGCCTGACATGCCGAATAAACGGTCTTGTAGAGCTTGTTGTTCTGGAGACAAGTTCATGTCGAACCCACCTTCAGCAGTACCTTGTACTCCGCCTAAGCTAGATGTAACACTAAAAGGGACAAACTGAGACTGATCATAACCTTGCTGACCTATAGCAGTGCCACGCTCTAAAGTTTCATCTCTAAAGTCTGTTTTTCTTTTTATATCTCTTTTTAAACTTTGATAGTCTTGACCACTACTTAACAAGTCCGATAAAAAACCCATTAGTAACTCCCTCCGCTAATTGTTCCTGCTAAAGTTCCCGCAATATTAGCGGCTGATAGTGTAGGGACTGTGACTGTCCCTGTGAATGTTGGACCTGCTAAGTCTGCTTTAGTTGTGACAGCCGTAGCAATGGCGTTAAACTCTTCGTGTATTTCCGTTCCTTTAACTATTTTAGCCGCATTACCAGACGGCAAAGTATCCTTAGACGCAAAGTCCGTAGTTCTTGTATAATTACTCATTAAATAAGTCTCCCTAATAATACGTTAATGTCAATTTTTTGTATGGAAAATTCTGATCCGCTAATTGTTGATTCTAAACCTACAGTAACTGTTGTTCCATGTCCTGAACCCTGTACATTAGGTACTTGTATTTCTGTTCCTAATGAGTATTCAAAAGAAGGCTCAGTAGCAGGAACTCTAGCACCACTAGGGTTAGTAGGGTCTACCAACTTTTCTGTAAAATCAGCAGTTGCTCCTACAGGAGTA